GGGCGACGGCACCGTCGACAAGGGCAAGGCCCTGGAGGTGTTTAAGACGCGGGCCGACGAGATCCGAAGCAAGGGCCTGGAGGGCGTCAGTACAGAGCATCGGCCGCTGGTGGACGCCATGCTGATGGACAACCTCGGCCGCACGCAGCGCTCGGTGGCAGGCCTGGTGACGGCCCGCGACAAAGCAGACATCAAGGCGGGCGGCCTGCAGTTCATCGAGGAAATGCAGCGCTTCGCCATGCGCGGGCCGAAGGAAGCTGACGACGCGATCAACAAGGTGCGCACGTTCTGGACCGCGACAGGGCCGCGGGCAGGCGAAGCCCCGGACGTGGCCGCCGCGCGTGTGCAGCAGTTCGCCGAGCGCGTGCGCTTCACCCAGGCCACGGGGCTGGTCAACGCCGACCCGGGCGCCGCGCTCAAGGCGCTCAAGGACCCCAACTACCTGCCCGAGCTCGACCCGGGCGCGCGCACCAACCTGATCCACACCGCTGACGCACGCGTGACGCAGGCCGCAAACCGGGCTGAGATCGCCGCGCAGGCCCGCGATCGCAAGATGGCCCGCGACTGGAAGGCGATCAGCACGGTATTCGAGGCCGGCAAGATGCTGGACCCGGTGTCGCTCGAGAACGCCCGCAAGCAGTTCAAGGGCACGGCCTACGAGGGCGCGCTGACCAGCCTGACCGCCCAGGCCCCAGCGGCTACGGCCTTCGCATCGCAGCCGCTGGCCGCGCAGCAGCAGGCCATGATGGCGATGCAACAGCGCATGAACACCGGCGGCGCCAGCCCCGAGGACATCGCGGCCTACAAAAAGGCCGAGGCCGCGCACACGGCCACGCTGGCCGACATCAAGGAAGATCCGTACAAGGCTGCGGCTGAGCGCGGGGTGATCGTGGGGGTGTCGCCCCTGTCCATGGACCCGCAGGCGCTGCCAACGCAGCTGCGGGCCCGTGCGCGCGACGCGCAGCAGGTGGGTCAGTGGGTGGGCGCCGAGGTGTCGCTGTTCCGCCCAGACGAGGCCGAGAAGGTGGGCAATACGCTGATGGCCATGCCGCCGAAGGACCGGGTTGGCCTGTTGATCGGCATGGCGCCCGCAATGACTCCCGGGCAAGCGGAGGCCTTCGCAAAGCAGCTCGACCCGAAGGACCGCAGTCTGGCGCTGGCGCTGCGCATGTCGGAGGACCGCACCACCGAAGGCCGCCCGACGATGGAATTGCTGCTCAAGGGCAAGCAAGCCCAGGCCGACGGCACCAGCACCCGTGACGAGAAGAAGGCCGAGTTCCCGCCGACGCAATGGAAAGCACTGCTCACGCGCAACCTGGAAGGCGTTTTCTCCAACCAGAAGACCACGAACGACATGGTGGAGGCAGCCCTTTTCATCTCACACGGCATCGCATCGGAGCAAGGCGGGGCGTTGGACCGAGAGGACATGAAGCGTGCGGTGCGTCTCGCTGTGGGAGGCACCATCGTGAACCACAACAACCGGCGCATCCCTCTCCCTGCCGGAGTCGATGAAGACGCACTGCGCGAGCGCCTGCGCACGGTGACGCCCGAGCAGATTGGATCGAGTGGCACGGTTCGCGCTGCCGGCGTGGATGTCCCGGTGGAAGAGTTCATCCGCACGCTGCCCGGCCAGCAGCTTGCACCGTTTCGCAAAGGACAGTTTTCTGTCCTTGTTGGCGGCCGGCCTGTGGTGAAGCCAGATGGAAGCCCTGTTCTGATTGAGGTGCGGTAATGGACTTCGACGACAGCGCGCAGATCAACGCCCTGGCCAAGCTGCCGCCGGAGCCGCCGCCCGCCGCCCCGTCGAAGTGGAACGGCTGGAGCGCTCCGCTGCGTGGCCTGTCCGCCGCGGTGGCCGAGATCGGGGCCTTCGGTGCCGATGCCCTCAAGGGCTACGGGCAGGTGCAGGCGGCCAGCGGCGCCCGCGCGGGGGGCATGTTCTCCGCGCAGACCGAGACCGAGCAGCGCGAGCAGGATGTGCAGTCCGCACGCATCCAGGCCCAGGGCGTGGACACCGACTCCAACGTGGGCCGCAGCCTGCGCAACGTGTCGCGCGACTACCGCCCCGACCCGGCCACCGCCGGCCTGGCCGAGTCCCTCACCTTCGACCTGTTCCGCTTCGCCGGCAAGGCTGTGGGCTATGCCGCCACCACGGGCCCCGCCGCACCGCTGCTGCTGGGCGCGGACGAGGGCATGCAGGTGTCGTCCGATCTGCAGGCCCAGGGCGTGGATCCCATCACCGCCGCGCGCGCCGGGCTGGTGGCTGGTGGTGCCGCTGCCGCTGGCCTGGTGCTGCCAGTGGCGGCGCCTGGCTCGGTGCTCAAGACCGCCGGCCTGTGGGCAGTGGGCGGACCGGGCGCCTTCGTAGCGCAGCAGGTGGCCACGCGCGAGCTGCTGGCCGATGCCGACTACGGCAAGCTGGCCGAGCAATACGACCCGCTCGACCCCGTGGGCCTGGCGGTGGCCTCCCTGGTGCCCGGCGCCTTCGCTGCCTACGCCCTGCGCGGCGCACGCGCTCCGAAGCCGGGGGCGCGGCCGGCGCTGGCACCGGAGCAGGTCGACGCGGCCATGACGCACGACCTTACCCTGCAGCAGGATGTGCGGGAGGCAGCCACCCCCGAGCAGATCATGCGCGACATGCCGCTGGTGGACGAGGATTTGGCCCGCCTGCAGCCGCAAGAGCCTCCCAGCCGCAGCGAGCCCGCGCCGCGCGCGGTGCTGGGGGAGGGCGACGAGGATGCCGTGCTGCGCGCCACACAGGCCCGCGCGCAAGAGATCGAGGCCACCGCGCCCGACATGGTGGTGCAGCGCACCGAGGATGGGCAAGAAGTGACGGCAGCCCAGGCCATGGAGCGCATCCGCCGCGAGGCCGAAGAGGGCACCGACACCGAGCTGGGGGCGCAGGACGCGAGCCTGCTGGACGTGGCCGCGCAGTGCGCGCTGTCTATTGGAAGCCCTGGATGATGGCCGCGAGCACGATGCCCAGCACGGCCAGCGCCGCGACATGGCGCACCAGGATGCCCATGTACCGCCACCCATTCCGGAACCCACCGAGCGCGCACGAGGTCACCAGGAAGGTGAACCCGAGCATGCACCCCAGGTAGAAGACGAACAGAAGGGTTTGACGCAACATGGACGCCAAGTGTATGGCCGCAGTGCGGGCCGCGGCAAATGGCCGGCAGATCAGCAACGCCAAGCTGCAGGCGATGGACGACGTCATCAGCGCGAAGATGCGGGAGCTGGCGCGCCAGGACCGCACCCGATGGCAGGGCCTTTCCCGGGACCAACGCGTGACCGAAGCCGCACAAGCCGCCATGGCCGACGTGCAGCAGCAGGCCAAGCTCAAGCAGCACAGGGAAACCCTGCAGGTGCTGCGCACCGCCGAGACCGAGCAGCGCATTGCGTCGGCCGCCACGGTGGGCCGCCTGAACCGCTCCCGCGCCCTGGTGCGCGACATCGAGCAGACCGGCACCTACATCGATGCCGTGCGCAACGACGCAATCAGCGGCCTCACCGACATGATGGATGTGGCCGGCAACCGCGACGGCACCGGCGTGCTGCGCAACCTGGGCATGCGCATCTTCGACCTGGACAACCCGGTGCTCACGCGCGATGTGGTGCGCGAGGTGTTCGGCAATGCAGACGGGCGCACGGGCAATGCCGCGGCGAAGGCCGCCGCCAAGGGTTGGCTGGACACCATCGAGTCGCTGCGGCTGCGCTTCAATGCTGCGGGCGGCGACGTCGGCAAGCTGGGGTACGGCTACCTATCCCAGGCGCACGACCAGGTGCGCATCGACAGGGCAGGGGGTGCGAAGTGGGCCGACGACGTGCTGCCGCTGCTGGATCGCACGCAGTACGTGCGCGAGGACGGTTCGCTGATGACCGACGCCCAGGTGCGCGAGCTGCTGGTGGCGGCCCACAAGACCCTGGCCACCGGCGGCGACAACAAGACCGCGCCGGGCCAATTCAAGGGCTCCGGCTCCCGCGCGAACCGCGGCGGCGACGCCCGGGTGTTGCACTTCAAGGACGGCGACGCCTGGGTGGGCTACATGCAGCAGTACGGCGAGGGCTCGCTGTACGACGCCATGATGGGCCACGTGGGCAAGATGGCGCGCGACATCGGCCTGGTGGAGCGGTACGGCCCGAACCCGGAGCAACAGTTCCGCGTGCAGAACGACATTGCCGAGCGCGCGGAGGGTGCGGGTTCAATCGCCAACCGCAGCGCGGGCAACACGCCCACGGCCTACTGGTCCCTCATCAACGGCGCGGCAGGCACTCCGGAGAATCGCATCGCGGCCATCATCGGCCAGAACGCACGCAACGTGCAGACGGCGGCCAAGCTGGGCGGCGCGGTGCTGTCGTCCACGACGGACATGGCCACCATTGCCGCCACGCTGCACTTCAACCGTCTGCCGTACTTCGACATGCTGGCCAACATCGGCAAGCAGTTCGACGGCGACACGCGCGACTTCCTGCGCTCGCATGGTGTGATCGGCGAGGCGCTGGTGTCGACCCTGAACCGCTGGACCGGTGACCACATGACGCACAACCTCACCGGGCGCGCGGCCGGCAGCGTGATGAAACTGTCCCTGACGAACGCATGGGCGGACGGCCTGCGCAACGCCTTCAGCATGACCATGATGAACGGCATGGCGCGGATGGCGAAAAAGGGCTGGGGCCAGCTGGACGAATGGGACCGGTACCTGCTGGAGCGCAAGGGCATCACCGAGCAGGATTGGGCGGTGGTGCAGAAGGCCCAGCCCACCGTGCACAACGGGTATGCGATGCTGACGCCGGAGGGCATCCGCGCGGTGGCCGATGCCGACCTGGAGTCCGCAGCGCCTCAGGGTTTCCAGCAGATCCGCGACAGCATCGCCAAGCAGACCAAGGAACTCGCCGAGCGCAACCAGCAGGAAGCCGGTTGGATCAAGGGCCGTATCGACAAGTTCGACGCCGCGCGCGACGGCCTGAACAAAGCGGTGAAGGATCTGCTGGCCAAGAAGCTGGCCGGCAATGAGAAAGCCACCGAGCCCCTGCTGCAGCGCATGGCCTTGCTGGACGCGCAACGCGAGCAGGCCAAGATGCAGGCCGACATCGAGGCCGAATACAACAAGCTCTTCACCGACGCCGACGTGAGGGAATTTTCGGACGGTCTGAAAGAGGCAACGGCAGACGCCGCGCGAGCGGAGAAGGGGGCCGTGCGCTCTGCAGAGGCCAGCGGCAAGGCGCTGGGCCGGCGCCTGGCTTCCAGCGAGGCGCGCGTGCGTGACGCACAGCGGCAATTTGATCGAACCGGTGACGGCGAGCGCCTGCTGTTGAAGCAGGAGATCGAGGCTGCGAACCGCGAGCGCGCGCAGGTACAGAACGACATCGAGATGGCGTTGAAAGCCACGCCGGAGGCTGAGCGGCAGGCGCTGCGCGATGCAGTGAACGGCATTGCGCAGGTCCGGAAATCTGCCAGCGCTGGCGCCAACGCGGCCCGGCGGCTGGGCGAGCGCTACGGCGAGCAGAAGGGCCGACTGGGGCGGCGCATGCAGGAGATCGAGAGCCGTATAGCGCAAATGGACCGCGATGCGCACAGCGCCGCCAATCAGGCGGGCAAGGAGGCGCAGGCCAAGGCTGCGGACATGGGCAAGGACCTGGCCGAATTCATCAAGCGATCGCAAGAGCGGCAGCAGGCACGCACGGCGGTGATCCAGCGCGTCCAGAAGGGGGAGGGCGCCGCCGTCCTGGCCGAGGCCCAACGCCTTCGCGACCAGGTGGCCACCAAGATCCTGGCCTACACCCTGGACGAAGCGCAGTTCGCGGTGGTGAATCCCGACCTGGCCACGCGTGCCATCGTCACCGGCGGCGGCATGCCGGCGGGCACACTCCGAGGCGAGGGCATGCGCGCGGCCGCGCAGTTCAAGTCCTTCCCCATCGCCATGCTGACGCGCCATTGGCGCCGCGTGCTGGAGACCCCCCAGGGCCTAGATGGCGCACCGGCTGGCTTCGGTGCGGAATCGAAGGGCGGCGCGGCCATGAACAAGATGGCAGTGCTGGCCGGCCTGAATCTGTCGCTGATGATGCTGGGCGCGGTGGTGTTGCAGAACAAGGCGGTGGTTTCCGGGAAAGACCCCTTCGACATGACCGAGGGGAAATTCTGGTTGCGCGCCGTGGCGCAGGGTGGTGGCGCAGGCTATCTCGGAGACCTGTTGTTCAAGGATCCCAGCGAAAACCGGCCCACCACCACGGAGCAGACCATCGGCAGCGTGTTCGGCCCATCCATCGGCGCCGCTGCGGGCTTCGCTGGCGATGTGGTGCTGGGCAATGCATGGGAGGCCGCGAAGGGCAAGGACACGCACGCCGCAGCCGAGACGCTGCGCTGGACGAACTCGAACTTGCCCTACACCTCGCTGTGGTGGTCGCGCGCGGCCTATGAGCACTGGTTCCTGTTCTCCGCCCAGGAGGCGCTCAACCCTGGGTACCTCAACCGGATGCGCCAGCGCGCGCAGAAGGATTGGGGGCAAGGGTGGTGGTGGGACCCTGCCCAGGCCACGCCAGAACGCGCACCCGATTTCGGGCGCGCCGTTGGACAATAGGCCATGCGTCACGATCAATTCGAGCAACTGCAGCAGCGCGCCGAGCAGCTGGTGGACGTGTTCCTGAAGGAGTCCGACCCAACGACTTGGCCGGGCCACGGCATTCAGCCGAGCGCCATGGAGAAGTCCACGCGTGGGGATCGCTACTGGTGCAAGAAGGACGCGGTGGCCACCCTGGCGTGCGCGCAACGCATCATCAGCCTGGTGCAGGTGATCCGCGAGCGCTCGGTGGGCGACGTGCCACCAGTGGACGGCGACGACGCAACGGACGGCGACCCACTGGACGCAGAGGTGGCATCCGCTGAGGCCGAGGCCACGCGCCTGCTGGAGAGCCTGCAGCGCGGCGCGCGCAAGAAGGCATAGCGATGGCCGAGACACCGCGCCCGGTGTCCTTCCTGGCGTTCTTCATCATCTGGGCACGGGTCATGCGCTGGAAGGTGCCGGCGCTGCACGTGCGCATGTGCCAGTGGCTGGAGCACTGCGACGATCCGGTGCGCGTGCTGATGGTGTTCCGCGGCGCGGCCAAGTCCACGCTGTACGCCATCTACAAGGCCTGGAAGCTGTACCGCAACCGCGAACTGCGCTCGCTGGTATGGGCGGCCGACGATTCCTTGTCGACGAAGCTGACCCGCGACACCCTGAACGTGTTGCGGCGGCACCCGCTGTGCGGCGGCATGCTGCCCACCAAGCCTGGCGCACAGGCCTTCTGGGTCAACGGCTCGAGCGACGCGCGCAACCCCAGCATGCAGGCCGTGGGCGTGAATGGCAACGCCACGGGCAGCCGCGCCGATGACATCGACTTCGACGACGTGGAGGTGCCCAAGAACATCAAGACGCCCGAGGCTCGGCAAAACCTGCGCTTGAAAATCGAGGAATCCACCCACATCGCGGTGCCAGGGGCGCAAAAGACCTACATAGGCACACCCCACACGCACGACAGCATCTACACCGAACAGATCGAGGGGGGCGCTGCCGTGCTCAAGATCCCGCTCTTCGCGCACGTCCAGCGCTACCAGGACCCAGGTTCGCGCGTGCGCTTCCCGTTCGACTTCGAGCCCGGCCCGGACGGCCTGTACGTCATCATCGGCATTGGCAAGTTCGCCCGCGTGTGCGTGGAGGGGCGTGACTACCAGGTGCAGGGTCGCTGCGTGATCTTCGCCACTCCACCGGGCGCGGTGCTGGACGTCTGCGCCGGCAACGCCTGGCCCGAGCGCTTCAACCGTGCCGAGATTGAGCAGCGGCGCAAGGACACGCGCACGCTCAATGGCTGGGACAGCCAGTACCAGCTGGAGGCCAAGCCCATCACGGAGACGCGCCTGAACCCCGACCGCATGGTGGCGTACGACGTGGAGCCCACGCTCACAGTGGCCAACGGCGAGACCCTCCTGATGCTGGGCAATGTGCGCATCGTCGGCTGCAAAGCCCGCTGGGACTGCTCGCTGGGCAAGGTGCGCAGCGACGCCAGCGCGGTGGCTGTGATCTTCACGGACGAGGCCGGCCGGCTGTACTGGCACAGGGCCGCGGCGCTGACTGGCGAGCTCGAAGAGTTCGCGCCGGATGGGCGCACCTTGAACGGGGGCCAGATCTTCCAGCTGCTGGCCCTGCTGGTGCCGCTGCAGGTGCCGCAGATCGTGATCGAGACCAACGGCCCGGGCGGCTTCGTGCCCAGCATCGCGCGGAAGTACCTCAAGAAGCACGGCATTGCAGTGCGCGAGGACCACACCAGCGAGAACAAGCAGAAGCGCATCCTGGACGGCTTCGAGGCTCCGCTGTCGTCGGGCTTCCTGTGGGCTCACGTGTCGGTGCTGGACGGCCCGGCGCATAGCCAGATGATGCAGTTCAATCCGCTGCTGACCAACCAGCCCGACGATTACCTGGACTCGGCATCGGGCGCCATCTCCGACACACCCGTGCGCGTGGGGCGCATCGTGGGCGCGGCCGGGGCGAATTTCGGGAACCCGAATGCGCAGGCGCGGGACGATTGGCGCCCATCAGCGGGTGTGCACGAGGTAGCTCTGGAGCTTTGAGGCACCCGCGCAACACGCGCGAGGTGCCATGACAGTAGCAGCACAGACCCCCGTCAACAGCAGTGACGGCAACGGCGTAACGACCGTATTCCCCTACAGCTTCAAGATCCTGCGTGCGCTGGATCTGGAGGTGCGGGTGGACGACGTGCCGCTATCCCTGGGCGTGCACTACACCGTGTCCGGCGCAGGCAACAACGGCGGCGGCAATGTCACCATGTTGACCCCTCCGGCGGTGAACGCCAAGGTGGTCCGGCGCCGCAACATGTCTTTCGTGCGCGAGACGGATTTCCAGTACCAGGGCAACCTCCCGGCGGCGGTGCTGAATCCTGACCTGGACCGACCTGTCCTGATGATCCAGCAGGTCGCCGAAATGGTGGACCGCAGCCTCACCGGTGCGCCAGGCGCTTCGTGGCCGTCGCTGCCGCCATCTTTGGCCCTGCTGGACCGGGTGCTGGTCTTCGATGCCACCACCGGGTTTCCCATCCCGTCGCCCTACACCTCCACCCAGGTGGCCAGCGCCATCGCGGCGGCGTACTCCGCGGGCGCCAGCACTGCCGATGCGGTGATGTATGTGCAGTCGGGGGCGAACGTGGCCACCCGCTCGGTGCAGGCGCGGCTGCGGGATCGGCTGTACGTGCGCGACTTTGCGGGCGTGGATCCGACCGGCGTGACCGACAGCACGGCCGGCGTGCGCGCGGCGGTGGTGGAGCTGCACCAGCGCGGTGGTGGGATTCTGGACTTCAGCGGTACCACGTTGAAGCTGGCGACCACGGGGGGGCTGGGCAGCCTGTTCCAGTTCCTAAACCTCAATGGCGTGCTGATCCTGGGGTACGGGTGCAAGTTGATCGTGGACACCACGCGCGTGCCCACCAACTCCGAAGGCACCATCTTCCTGCTGGATGGCTGCAGCAATGTCACCATCGACGGCTTCGAGACTGACGGCCCGGTGGTCGACATCACGCAGACGACGGTGAAGGGCTATGAGTTCGTGCGCTGCATCAACGGCTGCCGCAACATCAACATGCCGTCCAACAAGGTGAAGAACCTGCTGGCCGGCTTCATCGCGTCGAAGCTGGCCGCCGATGCTGACACGAAGCGCACCCGTAACGTGCACATCGGCAACCTGGACGTGGAGCACTGTTGGTACGGCGTGAACCTGCAGCACTCGGGCGACAACTGCCAGATCGAGAACCTACGAACGGACACCATCCACCGCTCGCTGTTCATCTACGGACTGAAGAACTTGCACGCCAACGTGCGGGCCAAGGACTCCTATTCCTGGGACGTGAACCTGTCCAGCTTCGCCGGCTCGACGCTGGAGCACATCCGCATCAACTACCTGCAGGGCACAGACACGCAGAACGCGGGCGATTCCGACCGCGTGATGTTCATCGCAGCCGATGCGGTCGCCGGCACATGGCGCGACATCCACGTGAACGTGGACATCACCTATGCGCCCACCGGCAACACAGGTGCGTCGGCCGTTCGCTTCTCAAAGCTGGACAACGGCGGCAGTTTCGACACGACCAACCGCGGCCACACCTACGAGGACATCAGGATCAGTGGTCGCGTGAAAGGCGTGCCGCACTACCCTGACGGCGGCCCTGTGTCGTTGGATAACCAGTGCTCCTGGGGAGAGAACTTCCGCAACATCACGCTTGACGGATTCTCCGCACCCGACCATACGCAGCGTTGCTGGTGGCCGCAGAATGGCTTCACCACGGCCCCGGGCCTCACGCTGCGCAATACGCGGCTTGCCGGGCCGCTGTACCTGCAGCCCACCGGAGTGACGGCGCCCTACAAGGTGCCGGTGCGCATGGAAAACTCCAGCTGCTCCAACGCGTGGACGTTCGATAGCAGCGTGCCACCGGTGCAGATGTTCTACGCGGCAGGGGACACCACGATTCCCGTGGGCTACTCCGGCAAGGCGCTTTCCAACCGTGGCGCGTCCGGGGTGAAGACCGACACGCTTCCGACGGCGCAGCCCGGCATGGAGTATTTCTGTGTGCGCGAGGCGGCGTTCGAATACCGCATCGACCCGGACCCCTTCGACAACTTCCGAGCAAGTAGCGCCGGCAAATACCTGAGCATGAACGCCAACGGCAACGCCGTGCAGCTGAAATGCGTGGTGCCGGGTGTCTGGGAAATCGCGTCCGTCTACGGCGCTACCACCTTCGAGCCATGAACCTCCTGTACAGCATCATCCTGGCCTTGTACCTCACGGCGCCAGCCCTTGCCCAGCAGGCGGTGGCGTCAACGGTGCGGGGACCACTGAGCTACACCCTGCGCGAATACGGCGCCATCCTCACCATGGCGCTGCTGGGCGGCTTCGCCCGATGGTGGCGCGCAGTGCGTCGCGGCGAGACCAGCGCCTACAACCTCACGGGGCTGATCGGCGAACTGATGGTGTCCGCGCTGGCCGGGCTGATGGCCTTCTTCATCTGCGAGGCCATCGGGGTGCACCCGCTCATCACCGCCGCGATCGCGGGCTTGGCCGGGCACGCTGGCACGCTGGGCATCGTGTGGCTGGAGCAGCTTGGCAAACGCTGGGTGGAGCGCCGCTTCGGCGTCAGCGAGTCCGTGCGCGCACCGCTGGGGAAGGACTGACCATGGCCTATGCACTCTCACCGAAATCGCTGGATCGGCTGCATGGCGTGCACCCGCGCCTGCAGGAGGTGGTCAAGCTGGCCATCCGCATGACCGACGTGGATTTCGCCGTGCTCGAAGGCGTGCGCACGCAGGAGCGGCAGAAAGCCCTGTTCGCGGCCGGCGCCAGCAAGACCATGCGCAGCCGCCATCTGACCGGACACGCCGTGGACCTGGGCGCCATCGTCGACGGCCAAGTGCGCTGGGACTGGCCGCTCTACCACCGCATCGCCGCCGCCATGAAGGGCGCCGCGCTGCAGCTGCACGTGCCCATCGAATGGGGCGGGGACTGGGAAACGTTCAAGGATGGGCCGCATTGGCAGTTGCCCTGGGCTGAGTATCCATGAGCCGCCTGCGCGCCTGGTGGCAACGCTTCTGCGAGCACTGGATCGCCGCGCGCAACCCCTACGACTACAACACCGATTTCCAAGAAAGCGACCCGGGCGACACCGTGTGGCCTGAGTCTGCGCCCGACGAGCTGACGCGACCGCGGCCGGAGCAGGTGAAGTGACCTACACCCACGTGGCCGCAGCGTTGATTGCCCTGGTGCTGGGCTTCGGCGGTGGCTGGAAGGTCCAGGCCTGGCGCCACGACTCCGCCGAGCTCGAGGCGCAGGACCAGGCGCGCGAAACCGAGAAGTTCCGGCGACAGGCTGCCAACGCGGGCGCCAAGGGCCACGAGGTCGACAAGGCTGCCATCCGCACCCAGTTCCTCACCATCACGGAGCGCGTCAATGTCGAAGTCGAAAAGCCTGTGTATCGCAACGTGTGCCTTCCTGCTGATGGGCTGCGCGAGCTCAACGAAGCAATCCGAGCCACCGGAGATCCCGGCCAGCCTAGCAACGCCCTGCCCACCACTTCGGGAAGTCGCTGACGGCCAGGCCGGTACGGTGCTGCGGTGGGGGGTGGCAACCGCGCAAGCCTACGCGGAATGCCGCAGCCGGCACAAGCGGCTGGTGGACGCCTGGCCGAAGTAGCTCATTGCATCCCCTTGGGTGTGAGAGGGGCGGCTTCCTGCTGGGGTGGGAGGGGTGCGGACCATCGCTGCTCATCCGGACTTCGTTCGTTGGATGAGAAGCGACGCCGCGTACGTGCCGGCGTAGGCCCTGGCGTAGATGACGGTCTTGCGCAGGCCCAGCACCCTCAGAACCTCGTCGCTTGGGTCGGTTTTCTCGCCGCTCCGCAGCCGCGACAAATAGCCCACATCGATATCCAGAGCCTCGGCCATCTTCCGAAGCGAGCCAAATACCGCGACGATGCGGTTGATGTGCTCTGGCAGCGATGCCGCAGATGCATACGCCTCCCGCAGCGCCTCCACCGCCCGCGCTGGTGCCACTGCATGGGAGTGAGTGCGGCGGGCGGCCTGCCACATTTCCCAGCCGGCGTTGTATTCAGACCAGCGGTATGGCCCGTCACGGTAGCGCGGCGGGTTCAGGCGGTAGCCGGCCCTGGACATCGCAGCCTCGAAGTCCCGGCGCTCTTGTTCACTGTCCATGATGTTCCTTTGTGAGAGTGGCTGCGGCACGGTAGAGGTAGCAAGCGCCTGCGTAGGTCGTTTCAAAGGGGTAGTAAACGCGGCGCTCAACGACTTCGAGCCACACCCATTCGCCTGCATCCAGCCTGACGGGATGCCATGCGAACCAGCGCACGTACGGCTGCGGGTCTTGCGGTGGTCGCGTGTTCCACCTCACGACGCATCCCCCTTAATGGCGGCACGGATGGCGGCGTCCAACTCTTCCGCGCGGAGGACATCGCCGATGCCGTTGATCACGCTCCAGCGCTGCCCACGCCGCAGTTCCCGATACATCGCCGCCTGCTCTGCCTGGGTCTGGTCTGCTGGGTGGGTGGCGACGTCCAAATGTTCCGTTACGATCATGCAGGAATTACCATGCGCGCTGATCTCGGCCTCAGCGGCTTCCCTCGTGGCGAAGCGGCGTGCGAGAGTCGGATCAGGGCTGAAAAGCACGCACTTCAAGGCGCCGGTGCCAGTCCACCAGCCCAAAGACAACGAATGCCCGCACTCAATCAGCCAGTAGGGCGCCACCGCCTCACCCTCCCTGCTGGTGCGGTATGCCTCGATGGCTGCGCGCGCGTAGGCTTGCATTGCCTCCATCATCTGCATACGGAAGTTCAGCGGCACGTAGTCGTTCAGCAGCCCAATGAGCCGTGGAGACAGTTCTGGCAGTTGTGCATCAGTGCTCATGTGGGCCTTTCAGGAGGGAGGATGCCTCCGCGTAGAGTCTCTTTGCGGTTTCGATGTGCCGCAGGGCAGCGCGGTTGACAAGGTACGCCACGACCAGCAACACGGCGCCGAACACCATGAACCAGAATTCGAAGGTGGATGCGTAGCTCATGACGGCTTCACCTTGGCGATGGTGGCGGATTCGATGGCGCGGGTCAGACGAAGCAGCAGGCCCATGCCCAGGCCGCATTCAGCATTGACCGCCATGACTTCTTCGCTCGCCCACAGGTCATCGGCAGTCAGCCCCTCGGGTGCCTCCTGTGCCACCTTGCCGGCCAAGATGCTCATGCAATCGTTGCCGAGCCGAGCGCCGAGCGCCTTGCATTGCTTGCCGTGCGTCACGAGCCCCGCAGCCGTCAGCACGTCGCTGATGAATCCTTTGGGCAAAAGGTGGCGGGCCTCCTGCGGGGTGGTGGTTGGGGTGGCATCCTGTAGCTCGGCAATCGTGCGCGCCTGGTTGGCGTTGAGCGCCATCAGATAGAGGGCCTTCTCGTACAGATGGTCGTACGTCATGCCGTTGAGGATCAATTCGGCCAAGTGGTCCGGCTCCGACATGAGCTGCGTTGCCTCTGCCATACCGTCTTGCCACCCTTCGGCATAGCGGCTGGCAACATCCGGATGAACCTCGTGCGGCTCTACTGGCGCTGGAGTTGCGGCGGGTGCGGGGGAGGGCTCTGCTGGCGGGGTGGTTGGGGCGGCCTCCAAGCTGAAGTCGATCAGCTTGCGGGCCTTGCCGAGCGCAATCGTGCGGTCTGCCCAGCCGAGATTCGTGTCCATGCCTGCGGTCACGTAGCCCCGGATCGTTTGCAGCGCTGCGCTGGTTGCCACCGGCACTGCGGGCTCTGCCTGCTGGGCGAGGGCGGAGCGATCAAACCAGCCATCCCACAGCGCCTGCACGTGCGAATGAACGTAGGAGGCCTTGCCCCATGGCCCCGTCGCAATCGTGAAGTCGAGCTGCGGATAGTGCGATTCGAACAGCGTGCGCTCTACCTGCTCTCTCGATAGTGTGATGGTCATGGGGTGGTCCCGGATGGTTTCTTTTTCTGAGGCAAAGCGGTCCGCGACGCGTATTCACGCTGAACAGAGGCGGACACTGCGCGGTTGTGCAGATCTCGATCCATCGGGTACTGGAAGGTGCAGGAGTTCTCCGCCAGCGCGAAGATGGCCTTCTCCAACAGCTTGGGATCAGCGCCAGGAGCGGAGCGCACGCGGATATGCCGGTTGCCCGTGGTGCTGACGCGGTGCGGGTAGAAGATGAGCGTCAAGCCCGGCACGATGTACGTGAAAGCCTCGTAATCGAAGCGCCCGGGTTCCACCTGCCCACCCAGCGGCCGAAGGCGTTGCTGGGCTGCCTCGAACTCCCGGCGAAACATCTTCTTGTGGTACTTGCCACGCATGGAATCGGCCATCACCCTGCACCCCCCTGCGTGGGAGGGAGGGCCGGCCCTCCATTGCTTGCCGCACCTGGGGAGGGGCGTGCAAATTCTTCATATGCCATTGCGCGAATCTCCCACAGCGCATCCGGCACCGCTGGCCCTGTGCTCTTGTCGTGCGCGTAGTCGCCGATGCGCTTCAGCGTGTCATCCATCTCCGCCACGCGGATCAGCGCGGCGTCTCTTGCATCAGCTGCCTGCTTCCAGTCCCGATGGCATTCGATGTTGGCCTGAATCGCGGAGGCCCGCAGCGCCTCCGTTTCCGACAGTTCCGCCTCCAGCTCCTTGATGCGCCGGGCCTGGGCTTCGTTCTCTGCGCGCAGTGGTGCGGTGCCTGCGTCGTAGTAGGCGTGCATCTGGTCGGTGGTCCACAGCGCAACATCGCGAACACCAGGCAGTCGCGGGCCAATAGCGAGATGAGTCGCGTAAAGCTGAACATCGCTGACGCTCGCGTAGCCGATCGGGCCGACCTTCGGCAGGGCTGGTCGCTCTGTTGGTGTGGTCACGACTGCGCCACAGCTGCCAGCGCATCGGCCGGCGTCATCGTCGAATCCTTGCCCAACACCTCGGCCTGCCGCGCCGCCTGGTCCGCATCGGTGCCCAGCTTGCCCTTGGCCTTGCCGCGGATGGGCGCCACGTTGTCGACGGTGGGCAGTTCGCGCTGCAGCGCCTCAGGCAGCGTGAGCTCGATGTCCAGGTCGTGCGACTTCAGCACGCCCAACTCACCCAGCACCTCGGCGTCGACGTCGGCGGTGTAGAACGACACGATGAACTCGCACGCACCGCCTTCCTTGGGCGTGACCTTCTTCACTTCCACGGTGCCATCCTTCAGGCGGATGTCGCCGTAGCCCGTCACGCCCTGATAGACGATGAGCGTGCACCCGGTCTGCTCACCCTTCCAGCCGAAGGGGCCCATGGCCACAGCCGCGGGCGTGAGGGCGGGCATGTCGCTCACCACTTCCACGCCGTCGAGCGTGGCCTGTGCGTTGGCGCCCGGGCTGGCCTTGGCGTACAGGAAGCCCAACAGGGCCTTGTCCAGCATGGCCAAGCGGGCATTGGGCAGCATGACCTTGAGGGACAGCGCCACGGCGGGCACCACCTCGGTCTGGCCCTTCTTGAGGGATTGGATGTCGATGTCGGTGAGGGTGGCCTTGGTTTTTCCGGCGAATTCGATGCGCATGGTGATGGTCTTTCGGTGGTGGTGGGGAGGTCAGACGGTGTGCGTGCCTTCGACGCCGCGACGCATGCGCTCGATGGTCCGCTGCTGCAGCCAGTGCATCGCTTCCTCGATGTGCGTCAGGGCGCACGCGTTGGCCTTGCAGCTGTACGGCCCCTTCTGGAAGCTGCGCAGGCGGTCCGCGACGATGGCCAGTAGCACCTCGTGGGTGACGCCGTTGACGCCGACTTCGTTGATGGGGCCGTTCTGGAACAGGACGGACTGCCCGTTGATGTGCGGTGCGGGCGACGACGGGTTCGTGTCAGCCTCAAAACCGCTGACGTGGTAGTGGTGGTTCGCCCCGCCTGCGCCAGGCTCGTCCACGACGGTGACCGTCAAGGTGTCGTTGGTGGGGTTGACCTTGTGGTCGTGGAGGATTCGCATGGTGTTGCCCTTTCGTGGCGTGGTGGTAAAGGAGGGTGGGGCGACTGGGCTGCGTTCACGCACTTTTCGCGCTGCCGGCTCCGGCGGTGGTCGCCCTGGCGGGCCGTTACCTGTGTCCGGGATTGGCGGCGGCACCTCGTGAGGAGCCGCGGATCCCGCCATGCAGCCGCCCCAAAAATCAGGCCGCGACAGCGGCAGGAGCAGCAGCGGCAGCCGGTTTCGCTGCCTTGGCCTTGTGGTCCAGGATGGCGAAATACACGGCCTTGCACGCGTTCACGTCGGCCATGGCGCTGTGCGCACCGTCAAACTTGGCGCCGCAGAAGAATTCGTGCGCCTCCTGCAGGTTGGCCGACTTGTTCTTGAAGAACCCGGCGGCGCGCATCTTGGCCGTGGGCGGCAGCTTCATGATGGGTGTGGCCATGTTCTGCGTGCACAGGGCCTTGCCGCCCTTCCATAGCGCCAAGCGGTCCTCGTCGTGGCCGAAGCGGCTTTGCGCGATGCGCACGATGCGCGCGTCGAAGGTCTGGTTGTGGGCGATGCGCACGCGCCGGTCCCACATGGTCATGAACTGCTCCAGGGCGTCGGCCTCGGGAATGCCTTCGTCCATGGCGCGCTCGGTGGTGATGCCGTGGATGTCGGACACCTCCTTCGGGATCGTCCAGCCGTCGGGCCGGCAGATCACGTCCATGGTGTCCAGCGTGGTGCGCGTGTCCAGGTCCACCAGCGCGGCGGCCAACTGGACGATGTGGGGCTGGCGCGGGTCTTCACTGGGCTCGCTGAACAGGGGCAGGCCGCTGGTTTCCGTGTCGAAGAAGATTCCGAGGTTTTGCATAGGGTGCTTTCAGTAGTTGCGGGGACGGGGGAGGGGATCGGGTCAGGCCGCGCGGCGCGCGGACATCGTGGATTTCGGGAAGACCCTGACGCCGGGCAGCGCGGTCTTGAGGCCCGTGGCCTTGACCTGGGCGCGCAGGCGCACGGTGTCAGGGGCCAGCAGGCCCACGTGCTCGGGGTGCTCGGCCACGTAGCGGACCAGGGCGTGCAGGTCCACCACTTCGAAGTCCACGGTCTTGCTGGTGCTGATACCGGCCACGCGCGGGGCTTCCTGCACCACGGCGGGCATGGTGAGCACGGCGGCGGTCTGTTCCGCGGCCTGGGCCTCGATGGTGGCGGTTTGGGCGACTTCGGCCTGCTGGCGAGCTTCGGCCTGGGCCTTCTCAGCGACCTCTGCATTACCTGCAGCGCGGGCAGCTGCGGCCTCGCGCTCGGCCTTCTCCGCGGCGGCAGCGGCTTCGCGGGCATTGGCCTCCTGCTCGCGCTGGATGGCGGCTTGCTTCTCGCGCTCGATGCGGGCCTGTTCTTCGGCCTGGCGGCGCGCCTCGTCGGCGATGCGCTGCTGCTCCTGCTGGTAGGCCAGCATGGAGCCCTTGAGCACCCGCTCAGCCTGTTCCAGGTACTGGCCCGCCGGGCGGAACAGGTCGTTCACGGCGCGCAGCACCTGGTTGAGCGGCTGCGTGATGGCGGTGCGCTTGTCCTCCACCGCCTTCTTCAGGCCCATGATGGCGCGCAGGTCGTCGCCGGCGGCTTCGAACATTTCGGGGCTGTCGACCACGAAGGACTGCGCACCAACGAGCGCGCGCTGTGCGCGGCCGGACAGCACGATGGCGTCGCTGGCGTCGTACTGGACCTGGCCAGTGGTGGGGGTGGTGGGGGTCACGGTGTCAGGCATGGGAAATCTCCTTGCAGGTGGTGCGGTGCTGCTGGCAGAACTGCCGCAGGGTGATGAGGGACGCGAACACGGGCCAGTCGGCGGGGCTCGTGTATTCCTTGAGCTCGTAGCCATCGGGGAACAGGCGCACGGCGTAGCGGCGGCGCGCGCCCGGGATGCCGCAATCGGCCGCGGCGTAGGCGGCGAGCTGCGGGCCCACTGAGTGGTAGAGGCTGGTGCCCGACTTGATGTCGACGTAGGCGTTGTGCCCGCCCACCAGGCCCCGGCGGTCCAGCGTGCCGGCGTAGCGCATGGTCTTGTGGAACACGCGCAGTTCGATGCCATCCCAGCGGCAGCCGTAGTCCTTCGAGAACTTGCGCCAGCCGGCCAGGTAGGGCCGCAGCGGCTCCGACAGCGTGGCCTCGTCCAGCGTGCCCAGGTCGTCGAGCTCGCAGGCCATGTGCACGGCGGTGCCGAAGGCGCTGGCTCGGCGCAGCACGTCGGCGTCCACGGCATCGAGGTTCATCAGCGGGGCCAGCACCTGGGTGACGCTGGGCACGCGCACGCCGTTCCAGTAGTAGGCGTGGGCGGCTTCGTCGAAGGTCAGCACGGCTGGGCCTCAGACTGCCGCGGGCAGCAGGTCCTTGATGGCAACGAAACCGTCCTTCGTGAGGCCGGCCAGGTCGTCGGGCAGCGGGTCGAGGCCGGCCTGCTTCACCAGCTCGGCGAGGTTGAGCTCATTGCTGCGCACGCGGTTCAGGATGAACTTGCGTTCTCCGTCGGTGGCGGCCACCCCGGGCTGCGCTGCGGCGGCGGGCTTGCGCTGGGCCGGCTTGGCGGCGGGCTCTGCCTTCGGCGCGGACTTGGCTTCCTCCTGCTGGGTGGCGGCCGGTGCTGCAGCAGGCTCTGCCGCTGGGGTGGCCTTCGCCTGGGGCTGGGGGATCTCGCCCGTGTCCTTGTCGGCGGTGCTGGCCGCCGTGGGCGCGGCGGCTGGCTCAGGCGCGCGCGCGCGGGGCATGTCCACCACCGGCTTGCCAGGCACCTCCACGCTGCCGTCTGGCGCCAGCGTGAGAATGTCGTGCTCCTCCTCGGTGGACTGCATGCCCATCAGCAGTTCAGGTGCGTAGAGCTTGCCGAAGAAGCTGGCGGTGCGGTACCGCAGCATCACCTCGGGCATGGTCTGCCACTTGCTGCCGGTCTTGCCGAACCAGCCCTCCTTGACGGCCATGGCCACGTCCACCTTCGGGCTGTCGATGCGCCCGCCCGTGCCCTTCTCGGTGGCCCAGGCTGTGCAGCGCAGATTGCGCACCGTGGTCTTCACCTTCTTGTTGACCTTCTGGCGATCGACCCACTCGGTGACGGTGTATTCCACCTCCTGCTCGCCCAGGTCCTCCAGGTCAAAGCGCAGGGGGGAGAAGCGCCCGCAGCCGTTGATGGCGGCGATGATCCACTGCGAAGACCACGAAGGCCGGCCCTCCACGATGTAGAGGTTCTGCATGACCATCAGCGGATCGGCGCCCATGCGCGAGGCCATGTTGAGGGCCACCACGCAGTTGGACAGCGCGCTGGGGTTTTCGATCAGGTCAATCTCGCTGCCGCGGCGTTTCTCGGTGACTTGCCGATAGGCGGACGGCACCAGGGTGCTGGTGGACAGAAGCCGCGCGGCGCGCTGCATCAGTTCGAACGACTGGGAGTTCATGAAGCCCATGGAGACTTCGCGGGAGCCGGTATCGGCGGTGGCCAGGGATGTGGATGACACAGGGTTGCCTTTCAGGGTGGGGAAGGGAGGGGATCACCACACCACCATCGAAGCGATGGCAATGCAGCAGACGGCGTACAGGGCAAAGTCCTGCCAGAAGCGGCAGCGCGGTTCGGTCGAGCGCAGCGCGTGGCTGGGCACCGTGGGCAGCGGAGTGGGGCGGCGCATCACCACGCCCTCCCGTTGATGGCATCCCGCTGCTCGTTGTCGTCGTCCGCAGTGGGCGCGCCCGGGTTGTTCGCACCGACCAGCGCGCAGGCGGTGATGAGGCCGGCGAGCCAGCCCAGGAGGATGTAGAGGGCGATCACAGCAGCTGCTCCGCAAGTGCCTCGTCCAGTTCTTCGCGCAGCTCGCGCACGGTGTCGTGGTCGGCTTCGGCGTCGCACAGCACGCAGGACGCGCGGGTCAGGCGGTAGGTGTTGCGCAGCGTGGGGCGTGTGGGCCGCAGTTCGTCGGTGTTCGCGTACGGGTCGTAGAGGCTCCACGCGTGGTCGCACTGCAGCTGCGGCAGCACGGCCAGCACGGCCTCGCGTTCGGCGGGGGTGGTGCTGGTCATGCTGCACCGCCTTCAGGCTTGAGCACCCGGATGTACACGGCGTGCGGCCGGCCGAAGCTCATAGTGGTGCCGTACGGCTCCGACATCTCGTAGCCCATGTGTGGGCAAGTGGCTTCGCAGCACACCATCAGCGGGCCAAAGTCTTCGGAGTCGATGCCGCCTGCCATGCTGATCTTTCCGCAGTCGCCGAAGCAGTGCGCGTCCACGGCGGCCTTTTGCGTTGGCGCCATGACCACGACGCCAAAAACCTTCTCGGGCTCTGCGCTCTCCACCCATAGAGAGCATGCAGCGCGCTTGGCAACGTCCAGCCCGCACGAGCAACGCTCGCCGGCCTTGCAATCGCCGCCGCTCATGCTGGTACCGCCTCAACGAACACCCGCGCTGCATCCAGCTGCTGCTGGAACCGGTGCGTGGCTTGCCAGGGAGTCCAGGTGGTGTGGTTCAGGGCGTCAACCAGCTCGGCCAGGTAGGCCTGCGCATCCTTGGCGCACTCGCGGCCCTCGGCCCGATCCGCCATCGCGACCATCGCGCGGCCGAATTCGCGGAACTCGGCTGGTTCGAAGCGCGCGGACAGGATGAAGGGGCCGGCAGCCGCAGAGAGCACGGGCTTGTCGTCCGTCAGGGTGATCTCGATCCGGTCGCCCTGGACGGTCAAGAAGGTCTTGGGGACCGAGTGCGTCGGGGGTCTGTTGGTGGTGTCGGGCATCTCCAGCTCCTTGTTGGGGTGGAGAAATCATAGCGGCGCGCTATGCGTTTGTAAATAGCGCGATGCTATGCAATTTCGTCGGGGTATACCCTTACCCCAAGCCGTTGTTCAGGCACGGTAAAACGAGGGGGAATTTGCTGTTTCGCCGCCCATGGTGTCGCTGCTGTGCAACGCCAGGGCGAGACGTTGGTTCTCCCGCGCCAGGGACTCGGCCAGCTGGCGGTGCACCTGGGCCGTGTTGTAGGCCTCCGCATAGTCCTGCGACCGGCCCCAGCGGCTTTCCCAGTACAGGGCAAGCATTGCCATCCGTGGTGCGCTGCCGGCCGCCTTCCAGCCGCGCAGCGTTCGTTCCGATACCCCGAGCAGCTTGGCCACGTCGCGCGGCTTGGCCTGCATGTCTGCCAAAAGCATTTCCAGGGATGGGATGTGTATCGGGGTCCGGAACATCGATGCTTAAGAATTCGGCATCTCAGCCGTAAGGGTGATAGGGTGAAACCCGCCGCGCTCCGAGAATTTCGGCGTGCGGTTAGTGAACGCTCCTTTGGAAAGTCGCATAATCACTATTCATTTGATACGATGTGTATGAAGTAGCAGTTTCGGAATCTGCTGCAAGTGCATGATTCGTATCGGGAAATTGACCGAATCGAGCGCGGCAAAATCTGCCGCTATGCGCTGCTGGAGACTCGATGCTTTATGGCGAGCCGGGCGACTGGCGACCTATCGTGGTGGGGGAAATTCGGCGGCGAGGAATCGTTGCAGGGTGTCGTGCATGTCTTGCATCGCGTCTAACCATGGCTCAGGTGCTTTCGGCGTGTTCAGCTGCGCTACGCGCTCGACTTCGACCGCAGACAAGGCAGCTCGCACGGCACGCCGAGGCTCGGGGTGGGCGCGGATTGCAGCCAGCAGGGCCACATACAGAGCCCTCTGGCCACCGCTGTCGGTGAGTTCCTCCACGGCTACTTTTCTGGCTTGTCGAAGTAGGAGCCCATCTTGCTGCGCTCCTCGTCGGTGAGGATCAGCGGGGCGGGCTCTTCCTTCGTCTGGAACGGGCTGATCGCCACTGAGCGCAGGTCATACCCCCAGCCACGCAGGCGCTCCTCGCCGCCGACTTCGTACCAGATGGCCAGGAGCAGGACTGGAACCAGCACACGCAATCTCAGGGCCTTGGCGATCCAGGCGGCGGCCCTGGGGCTCACGGCGTCGCCTTCTTGGTCGGCTTGCCCTTCGGGGCGGCGGAAGTAGCCACCGCCTTGAGCGGCTCGAACTCCTTCACGTTCGGCTGGTTCTCGTTCTCGAAGCGCACGATCATGGTCCGCACCTGACCCTGGATTTCGATCTTCTGGTGATCGTGCAGCACCTCGAAGCGCTCGCGCGCAATGTGCTTGAAGGGCCACGCCTCGGGGTCCGCGTCCATCCACCCTTCGGGCAATTTCAGCGTCTGCTCGATGTGCCGGGCCTGGATCGATCCCAGCGCCCGGGGCTTCGTTGTCTTGCTGTCAGGAGCGCTATGCACGATCTGGCTTAGCGTAGCGTCGCGCGCTGGCCGGCCGAGCAACCGATTCATCTCCGCAAAGGAGCCAAATCGCTGCAGCAGCTCTTTCAACCTGTCAAGACGGATCGATTCCACGGGTCTCATGCGGCCGATTGGAAAGCGGCAAGCGCAATCCGTGGCGTAGCGCAGCGCTATTGACGAATGCATAGCGCGACGCTAGGATCGGCATCACTATGAAATTTGCCGAACTCTGGTCGATCCTCCCAACCGAGGAAAAGGATGCGCTGGCCCGCCAGATCGGGACAGAGCGCGGGTATCTCCAACAGATCGCCGTGCGCTGGCGAGGCCGCCGCCCGTCTCTGGACTTCATGCGGAAGATGGTCGTGGCAGACGCCCGCTTGTCGTTTGGTGACTTGGCCGAGGAGTTCTCGGAGGCCACGGCGCCGCCCACCCCCGAACCCGCCGGGCAGGGGGCCTGAATGCGACCCCTCTACATCTTCGACCTCGACGGCACACTGGCCCTGGTCGACCACCGCCGGCACCTCGTGGAGGGTGAGCACAAGAACTGGCCCGCGTTCTTCGCCGCATGCGTGCACGACGAGCCGAACCTGCCGGTGATCCACACGCTTCAGACCCTGCGCCGCGGCGGTGCCGAGTGCTGGATCTGGTCGGGGCGCAGCGACGAGGTGCGCGCGCAGACCGTGGAATGGTTGCAACGGCATGGCTGCTTCGGCTTCCCGACGAACGTGCTGTGGGCGTGGCCCTTCGGCGCGCCGGAGCGGTTCCGTATGCGCAAGGCCGGCGACTTCACCCCCGACGAACAGCTGAAGTTCGGATGGCTGGCCGACATGGAGCCACCCGAGCGCAACCGCCTGACCGCTGTCTTCGACGACCGCGACAAGGTGGTGGCGATGTGGCGCGCGAACGGCGTGCCGTGCTTCCAAGTCGCGCCGGGCGGGTTCTGACCCATGTACCTCGAACTCCTGATCCTGCTCGTGCTGGCCCTGTGCATCGGCTTCCCAATCGCCATTGCGCTGCACGCCGATGAGGTGCGCCAGGCCAAGCAGGGCAGCGGTGTGGATGTGCAGGAAGGGCATGGCTCCACTGTCATTTTTTTGATCCTTTCAACCAGTCATAACGAGGCATAAGACATGCACGGTCATGCCGACAACCAGTTCGAGATCGCGGCCCGCCCGCCGATGACGCCCGTACCGATGGAGCTTGTCGTTGTCCAACCCACGATGCAGAAGGCCCTGGCGCTGTGCCAGACCATCAGCGGCAAGGATGACGCGAAGTTCTACGGGCCCGGCGCCATCGTCAAGCAGCAAGCGCAGTGGTCGCGGATCTTCAGTCCCTCCTCCGAGCACCACTTCCCAGCCGAGAAGTTGAACCTGTACATGGACACGGCGCAGAACGAGGCCCCGCTGCTGTGGCTCCTCCACTCGCGCGGCTACGACTTGGCCAGCCTGCGCAAGGTCGAGACCGAAACCGAGCGCGAGCTGCGCCTGACGCGGGAGGAACTGGCCAAGGTCAAGGCCGAGCGCGAGGTGGAGCGCAAGCTGTTCCGAGAGCTGCGGATCGCATGACCCCAGCCACCCCCACGCAGGGCCGCGAGGCCCTTTTCTTGAGCCCCACACGGCGCAGTTTGTCGGACGACATGCCGCGGCCCTGTGGGCGGGGATTGATAGCCCAGCCTTGGCGGAGGGCCCGCAGGTGAACTACTACGAGCACCACCTGGGCGACTACATGCGCGACACCGCGCACCTGTCGATGGTGGAGGACGGCGCCTATCGGCGGCTGCTAGACGCCTACTACATCAAGGAAGCACCCATCCCCTTGGACCATCGGGAGGCCTGCAGGCTGGTTCGCGCGCAGTCCAAGCCCGAGCGCGACGCCGTGCAGGTCGTCCTGAAAGAGTTCTTCCAGCAGGGCCCCGACGGCTGGCAGCACAACCGCTGCGACCGGGAAATCGCCCGGTTCCAGACCAAGCGAGCGAAGGCCCAAAGCAGTGCGAACGCACGGTGGGGGGCGAAGCAAACGCAATCCGTTGGCAATGCGAACGCATATGCGAACGCATCCGACGACAGCATGCGAACGCATGACGAACGCAATGCTCACCACACACCAGACACCAGTAACCAGACACCAGACACCAGACCCAATACACACACTCCCGGGGATGCCGAGGTTGTGGAGAGCTCGGCCGTTCAGCGCGTGTCGATGGCCGGGGCGGTGTGTGTTGCCCTGAAAGCCGCTGGAATCTCAGCCGTGAACCCGGGGCATCCCGACCTCGCCGCGTTGCTGGACGCCGGGGCCGAGGTGCAGAACTTCCTCGCCGCCACACCCGGTGCGAAGGGCAAGGGCAACCCGTTCGCCTACGTCCTGGGCACGGTCAAGGGACAGCTGGAAACCGCCCGACGGATCGCTGCGCAGGGCCGCGTCAGCAACCCCGCCGCCGGCCTGGGCTCATCCGGCAGCGACCGCCGCGCCGCGCGCATGGCCGAGGCCGTGCCAGGCCTCACCACACACCGCCCACCGCAGGGCGAAATCATCGACATGGAGGCACGCGATGTCACTCCCCGAAGCTTGGGTTGACCGGATTTTCACGAAGCTGTTGCTGGTCTACGGGCACCAGTTCCTGAGCCGCTGGGACGGCCTGAACCTGGCCGACGTGAAGGCCGACTGGGGCCACGAACTGGCCGCGTTTCAGCAGCACCACGCCACCATTGCCTACGCGCTGGAGAACCTGCCGCCGAAGCCGCCGACCGTGCTGGAGTTCCGGGAAATCTGCCGACGCGGCTCGTTTCGCACCGGCCAGCAGGCGCAGATCGCGCACGGCATCACACCAGCCGATCCCGAGCGCGTGCGCCGCGATGTGGCCGAATTGCGCGGCAAAGTGCGCAAGGTCGACCCCCGGCAGTGGGCGCGCGACCTGCAGGCCCAGCACCAGGCCGGCGCGAACCTAACGCCGTTGCAGGTGGCGTTCTACCGCGAAGCGCTGCGCGCGCCGATGTCGGAGGACGCATGACCCGCACCCACGCACTTCGCCAGCTGCTCGCCCTCGGCCCACTGACGCGCCGCCAGATCGTCGAGATCATGGGCGGCAACCAGACCGCGACCGAGACCGGATTGCGCAGCCTTCGCCAGCGCCGCCTCGTCATCGTCCACAGTGGCGTGCGCAGCCCCGGCGCGTGCGGCAAGGTGAAGCTGTACGCCCTGGCGGGAGGCCCGAAATGATCGTCCTGACCCTGCCGTATCCGCTGAGTGCCAATCGCTACTGGCGCAGCTTCGTG